TTAGGGTCTACGTCGCCAAGTGGAAGACCAATTGCGACTGCACCCTTTTCAGTTGCCGCCGTCTGTCCGCTCTTTCGGAATATCCACTCGTCTACGCGATAGCCGCGCATGGTGGGCGAGCTCGGACCCCGAAGATCCGAAAACATAGCGTTCACATTTGGATAAGCTCCATCCAGACTGACGAACCTGCCAAGCCGCGACGGGAGGGAGTTCTTCCGATGCTCAATCCGGTATAAGAATCCCTTTTTTAGTTCGTTTGCGGGGATGATGGCGAGTGCTCCTTCTGGATACTTTTTCACTCCTAATCCAGGCCTGTTCTTTTCGTACTCCTTCTCCGCCTCTGCCGCCCCTGGTCTCAACACGGGTCCGCCTCCCCGTGTTCTGCGACGAGTTCCCTTCATTATCTACACGCTGCGAATAAACTCCCACTTCAGGTAGTCGCATATCTTCGCCCAGATGTGGTCATGGGCGATCAAGCGGTCGCGCCGTCCTTCTCGAACGTATGATACGTTACTCCACCACGCCATGGACCATCAGGGTAATTTTCCTCCGTCTTCTTGTCCTTGTAGTGCTTGGTGGGGTCCATTGTATTGGTTAGCGGGGTGTAAGTAAATTACTGGCATCCTTTATCATTTTCCTGTCTTTTTCAGCCCGTTCCCACTCACCAGACTCATATTCGATCGTCTGTGTGGGAGAGCCATTGGTATAATACAGCGTGATGCGTGAGCCGATTGGATACTTGGTTCCAAGCCAAACACCGTGCAGCCCCGAAAGTTCAATCATTCGTCCCGCGACACGAACAACGTGTGACATTTATATATGGACTCACACTACGTTAAAACGTCGAATTACCGGCGGGTGCGACGAGTTTTCCGCCCGCGGCGCTTGGACTTCTTGGTCTTACGCCCTCCCTTCTTCAGTTCCCGTAGTGCCCGTACTGCACGAAAACCGGCCGCCAGCTCGGTTGGGTCACCGGCGGCCTCGCCCGGAGCCGCTAATTCGAACGTATAGGTGTCATTATACACTCCGACCTTCCGATCAGCATTCCTGATCCGAGCGGCACGTACCGTATACATGCGCGTCGACCACTTCTCGGGCACGAGCTCGCTCGTCATCCCTTCGAATGTTCCAGTCATTACCGTTGTTTCACCCATTTTGACGACGTACGTATGACCCTCCTCCAAATCTTCAATCGGAATTGGCATTTATCTAAACGCTCCGAATAAACTCCCAATGCAGGTAATCGCATATCTTTGCCCATATCGCATCGTGCGAGATAAGACGGTCTCGGGATTTCAGTAGCGGGAAATACACCTTATACTCATCGAGATCCAGCAGCTCAAAGAACTTGTACAGGATGTAGGAGTACGACAGAAAGTTCGTGCGGTCGTTGGGGCAATACAACAGAAACGGCGCTTGGATCTCCTGGAACATAGCCCGTATCTTCTCCTCGATCTCCGGCGTAATGGTGGGCGGTGGATTGCCGTTCAGTCTGCTCAGAATATGAGCCGCATGCTCGTAGTACTTGGACCGCCCCAGCTTCTTCAGAATCTCACGAATCTCCTTCTCCGTCAGATCGGCAATATTGTTGATGCGACGCTTACGGATCTCAAGCACCACTTCGTTCATCACTTCCTCGGGAATCATGGTCGATTCCTTGGCCTGAAACTGGTTCAGGATCTCATTGAGATGGTTGATCTTCTTGTACGCATAGTTGTTGCGTTCCTTCGGCGGGTCTCGAAACGACGGAAAGTCCGACACCACGAGCGAATACTCCTCCGATCCACATTTCGGGCAGACCAGAATTCCCTCTGAGCTGATCTCCTCACGAGCAACGTTGCAGCCAATACAATGCTCCGTCATGAGCTGAGTGGCCTCCGGATTGTTGGAGAGTTTCATGCGGGCGACATACTGGTCGAACATCTGCTTCCTTGACGCACCTGCAGATTCGGAAGGAGCCGATGGAGTAAAGAACTTCATGAACGTCGATGCATCTTTCGGAGATTGAATAGACGTTGATGCGGGTTCGGGACGGTCGTAATACTCCATCAGAAGATCCATGTTCTTCATGTAGTAATCCTCCATCGGGTTCTTCTGGGCCAGCTCGGCTTCAATCTCACGTATCCGTGCATCCCATCCCGAACACGTAATGACGTCCCCGATATCATTCGATGCCTTCAGCTGTTCGACACGTCCACGTAATTCGGCGGCTTCGGTCTCCAGTGCCTCATCGTGTGTTTTTGCATGACGTAAACTAGCCACAATATCCTGATGAACAGAGTCAAGCGTTCCCATCGACGTTGATTCTGTTTCCCGTGTCTTCCTCACCCTGAACACGTCCATATAGTTCGTCTTCTACTTGTTTCATGAAAGCAGAATTGTCGCAAACGATAGGTCGCTGCTTGCGAACAGCCGACAACAATGTCCGGAAATCAATTCCGAAGTTCTTGGATACAAACGTCAAGACCAAGAACGCCGAGCGGTTAATGCCCGCCTTGCAGTGAACAAACACGGTTCCATTCGTCGATCGCAGGAACAGTCGCATCCAATTCTCAAACTCCGGATACCAATCAAGAATGCGCACGGTCATGGAATCAATCGCATGAAGCTCTGCATAGTGCCCCGTGTGCCTCTTTCGCCACCACTCTGGACAATCGTCAGCAAACGCACAATTGACCACGTGGGTAATGTTATACTTTGCGGTGAATAACGGTGTGATCTGATATCCCGCACCGAGCAGAATACGGGGGTAAACCCATGCTGGCGGACACTGCATTGTGTATCTACACACTATCCGAGAAAGCTCGAAAACACAATGTTGACAAAGTGTGCCAGAACCACCGATGCGGCGCTAATGACAGCGGCCCCCTGGTAGCTGACGACGCCATTCGAGGTGTATGCAGACGGAATGTACTGCAGCATCAGATTGCGAGGAGTCGCCAGAGACAGTACGAATGTGGCAACAAAGAAGGCAACGTACAGCTGAAGATTGCGGAACATGAATCCCATCTGAGGAAGCGTCGGCTTGAAGGTCGGCACGAACCCAGTCGTGCTGGGACCGGGTCCACTTGCCTCCGGGTAGACGGGAGGAGCAGACTGAGGGCCCTGCGGACTAGGAAGCAGACTATCTAAGGATGTTGCACCCTCCATTGTTTATGAGGAAGACGGGATTTCACATTCCGCATCTTCCACGCGGTAGCGATAGCACTTCCCGTCAACCTTGACGATTTTTGTCGTTGCATCTCCGATTGGAATGGCGAGCGTCTTCATCACCCCGTAGTTACGGTGGAACAGCAGAACGGCCAGTCCCATGCCAATGATGAAAGAGAAGAAGGGTGCTCCACGGTGGAGTACATTGGTAATCGGTACCTTCATTACTTCTGTGATGCGAGGAGATTCAGTGAGTCGGGTTCGGATGTACACGGAACTTCGGTTGCTTCAAAGCGAACACATCCAGTGTCGGTATGGAAGACTTCGGGGCTACCCGGTTTGGGTACGCCCGATGTTTTACGTGTAGGCGGAACGAATACAGTGCCGAGTACGAGCCCCGTCAATAGCCCTGCGACGAGCCACGGGAGTTCGATCATTGTCATATTACACTGTTTTCTTGGTGACGGGAATGGATGTGACAACCGTAAACCAGATCATTAACTGAAAGAAGAAGCCGGCAACCGGGGCAAGGGCAGATGCCACTGTAATCAGAATCTTCAGCAGCCACCCACGAGGTGGTTCGCCCGGTCCAAACGCAGCCCCGAATACTTTCGAAGGGTACACAAAGGCCTGAAGGAGCCAGTAAATGAGGAACATAACCCATGGTCCGACGATACCATACGTTTCGGATGAATAGGGTGGTGGGCCCGCAGCTACACCGCCTATATCGAATGCCTTTTCTATAAACTGCCACTGTTTGAACGACCACATGACGACAAGCGCCCATCCCAGTACAATGACAAATATAAACTGCCCCTTTGCAGCCACGAGTGCAATGGACCAAAGTACATCACCTGGTTTCTGAATAAATTGGCCGATCGCTGATCGTTTCCCGATAGTAAGTGTCTCGCTGATCTTTTTAGTCACGTAATGATTTGCACCCGTTGGATCCTTGTAATTCACCGTCAAACTCGGCGGTGTCTGCTTAAGCGAATCTGCATTTGCGGCGATCACAATCCGGTCGTCCTTCCTCAGATCCGCATCAAGGGTCGCAACAGAAATTTCGATTGCGCCGTAGTTTTTTGATTGGATGTCGCTGAGAATAGACATCACGTCGATATCTTGATCGCCGACCTTATAGACAGCCGACACCAGCACAAGGATACCCATTGTTAAGAAGCAAACACGAGATTTGCGAGTCCGCTCACGATTCGCAGGTAATTAATGGACTCGACGTAAACGCCGACAGTGTACGTGTAGGAGAAGATGATGGTGTTGTTTGCGGTGGTCTGAACGACAGTAAGGAGTGTGTCGGGGGGATAGAGGAACGTTCCGTCGGGATTCTTGAGCGTTACATTGGCAGACGGAATCACAACCGGGTTCTGACTCAGAGCGGTTGATTTCAGAATACACACTGTGGTCTGGGCTGCGATACCAGCAGCTGTCGGCAATGGCTGCTGCAGAGAGACCCGGAGAATTGCCTTGTTGATTGTACTCCCATTCATAGCTCCGCTGGGCTGGTAGAGGTGGTTGTTCAGTGCGAACGAATACATATAAATACCCGGTAGCGATGCAGGCTGACCTCCAGTTGTGTGCTTGTACTGCTGAAGGAGAGCAAAGTACGACTTTGGCTTTGTTTTGAACCGTTCGTTGCCATCGAAGAGGAGTTGCCCATCTACAACTGAATCCCGGGGGTAGATGGCGGAGATCTGGCTCTGTCCCGATGAGTATAACAGGTCTCCAACGGCATTTGTGATGGCAGAAAAGGGCGCCCGGTTCGGGCTCGACCAATTCGTATAGTTATCCCAGTCGTTTGTTAGCATCTTGTCGGACCGCTGAGCCGTAAAGACAATGCGTGTCACCATGTTGAACGTGGGAATCTCTATATCCGAGTTCGCACCAAACTGACCCTCATTGTGAACGTATCGAACCTGTTTCAGTAGAAACGTCTGGTCGGCGGTTGCGAGCTGATTCATCTCCATATCGGTCAAGTAGATGAAATTGCCCTCCAGGTACGGATCCGGAAAGAACGACGTGATGGTCGGATTACTGGCGATACCCGACGTGGTGGGTGGGCTGAGGAACAGACCGATTGGGTACGAACCCGTCGGCTGAATACGCTGTCCGAACGTAGGATTCGTACCCGATGTAGCTGTGACAGTTCCCACGATGGATGCATTCGTGTACCCAACACTTGACGTAAACGAGAAGGTATTTGCTGTCACGGCAGGGGATGCCAGAATCGTAAATGACCCGTTCAACAGTGGCGCAAGAGATGTGAGACCGGCAATCGTAACCGTGTTGCCTGCAGTGAACCCGTGAGGCAGTGCGGTTGTGAACGTCTCGTATGTACCGCCACTCACAATAGATGTAACAGTTGATGTAGTTGTACCCGGGTTCACGTCAATGATCGTGTATAGCTGATTCAGAGGCCGCAGCGTCACATTGATATATGTCTCCGAGTTCTGCATGGAGACGAGGGGCAGTGCCAGGCCAGGATCTTCCGAAAACCAGAAGTGAAGAGGGATAACCAGCTGCCGAGAACGGATAGACGGCTCAGGAGTGGTCGTGAAGGGCATGGTCGTCGGAAGTGTAGACGGCGTCACCGCATGAGGATACTGAGATTGCCGGTCATATGCATTTGCAGGGTCGTAGATCTCCGGTACGTTTCCAACCATTTGATTCACAACAGCCCGTTTCGTTCCATCGTGCGTCAAGTAGGAATACATCTTAAGCCACTCGCCCGTCAGAGTCTGAATGACTACGTTATTGGCAACGAGGTCCACGTGGTCGATAAGGTTGTATCCGATATTCTTGATCCATTGAAACTCGTAGCCGATCGCACTGCAACGTGCATCGTAGCCTGCCGGGGGAGATGTCGTGCCAATGGAATACAGTGGCGACCAGATGTCGGGGAGAGTCAGAACCAAATACGTATCGTGAAGCAGCTGGGCGTATCGGTCGATGCGGCACGATAACGTGCGAGACCCCGTTGCCACAAAATCGAGGTTCGACGAAGAAAAGGACATGCGCACCGACTCCATGGCAAAGTTTGTGTGACGGCGATACACCGATCTGAAATGGGTCATAGACGGGTTCCCATTGATAAGATGGTTCTGGGCCCCCGTCTGGGTCAACTGCATTAAGCCACCAGGCATTTGTATCTACGCACACTGATTGTTTAGACCAAAGATCCAGGCAGAGGGTTCGTACCCCTCGCAACGATGCAGCATGTGTTCACAGTGGGCCGGACTCCATTCGTCACGTACGCAAGACCCGGTGTCGAGTTCGGTGCGACACTCAGATTCTGAGGATACGGTGTCTTGTCGTAGACACTCGACTTGTTCCCCAAGACCGATATGTATACATAATTATACTTGCGATGAGCGGGCGGAGGTGTCTGGGTCAGGGTCGCCGCAACAATACGCCGCTTCTGTGCCGTCAGGTAATCTTGAGCGGAATTGACCTGCATTCTATTTATACAGATCCGAGAGAATACACACAATGCGTTTCGTTCTCGTTAGCACACACGTTGATCAGACCACTGGGTATTCGAAGGTGGTCTCCAATCTTCTGGCACAGGTCGCCACTCTCGCTCCGAAGGTGAAGACGTTTCACTTTGGATTCCAGCGTCATCCCGAGCGGAAGAATATCCGTAAGACACCCGGGAGTATCGTGGCCTATGACGCCGCAGCAAACGAGGATCCGAAGGAGGAGGGATTTGGGTTCAACAAGATTCACGAGTACCTCGAGATGGTCGGTCCGGATGTGGTGATGATCTACAATGACCCGATGATCATTGCTCGATTCATCGCAGCCATGAAGTACAAGAAGGGTGAGTCCCCGTACAAGCTGTGGTTGTACGTGGATCAGGTGTACTCGGGTATTGCTCCACCCCTGATGGATGATCTGAACAAGGCCGCCGACAAGGTATATTGCTTCACGGATACATGGGCGAAGGTTTATGCAGAGTACGGGGCGGGCATCGAGACGCCCGGGGTCATGGAGCATGCGGTGGACTCGACCATCTTCTCTCGCCTGCCTCTGGTCACACGTGCGGGTCTTCGTAAGAATGTGGGTCTTCCCACTGAGGCCATTGTCTTCCTGAACGCCAATCGCAATAGTCAGCGGAAGCGTCAGGACCTGACCATCATGGGTTTCGTGGAGCTTCTGCGTCGTCATCCGGATAAGCCGCTGTGGCTCCTCATGGTGACAACGGTTGACCCGCAGAAGGGTGCTCACTATGACATTCAGCGTATCTTCCACGACCAGCTTGGCCGTGCGGGACTTGACCCGAATCTGTATGCAAAGCGGATGGCCATTGTGGATACGGCTCCGCCCAACATGCTGAGTGATGAGGGCATCAACCAGATTTACAATATGTGCGATGTCGGCATCAATACGTCGGACGGCGAGGGCTTCGGTCTATGTCAGCTCGAGCATCTGTACACAGGTGCTCCTCAGATTGTCACGGACGTGGGGTCGTATCGCTCCTTCCTGCCGATCACCGTTACGCAGTACATTCGTCCGGGTCCGCTGGTGTACCAGGCGGCGGCCATGCCCCTCGGTCTGAGTGCCCCGTCTTTTGACCCGGCTCACGTGGCCGATGCGATGGATGCGGTGCTTGAGAAGTATGTTGAGATGAGCTCGAAGGCGGCCGAGATGAAGTTCAATACCTGGACCGACGTGTGTGCTTCTTGGCTCGCCGACTTGCGTGCCGCTTCTTAAGGCGACGGCGAGTGCGACCACCTTGCCATGATGGAACTGCATTCGCTGCACGTGTCTCCCGATGTTTCAGTGCACTTCTCTGTATTTCCGCCTCACGTTCTTCTTTCCGTTTGAGAGATGCCTGTCTGAGAGATTCTATAAAAGGGGTATTCTCCTTCGTCCAGGAACAGCGTGTGTATATATCATTTTCGGCATTCTGATCATACTGACCTAGCTGTTTTCCCATTGAGGCAAACTTAATATTGTCACCGCATTCATCGTATTTATCGAGCAGTTCAGGTGTGATTTTTTGTGATAGAATCGCTGCTCTAAGCGCCCGGTCACCCATTATTCTCACGCAAGCCAATATTTAATCTGCGCGTCGTTCAATACCTGGAGCGACGTGTGTGCTTCTTGGCTCGCCGACTTGCGTGCCGCTTCTTAACACGGCGGGACTTGCGACGACCCGCGCCCACTATCTTCTCATATGTGACATTTTCACCTTGGCCGAGCAAGTCAACGTTCTGGGATTTCTCAATTGATAACCTTAGACTTCCTTGAGCCGCAGCATTGAAGACTTTCGCCGGCACTGTTATACCATCGATACTGATCTTAAGCGGTGGTCCCATTTCAACAACCTTAAACTTCTTGCCCGACTCAAGCATGTATTCTTGTCCGACTTGAAGTGCCATTTATTACTACGCAAGCCAATATTTAATCTGCGTTTCGGATATCTTCGTTCCGATACGCAGCAACCGCTGGTTATCTTCAAAGGCCTGACCGTCGAAGATTTCCTTCGAATCGGGGTCCATGAAATAGACGATATCCTTGATCTTCAGCTTCTGCAACCGCCGCTTCTTACGAGTCATGTTGCGAAGATAGGTCTCGTCCAGGTCGTCGGACTTGATGGACGGTTTGAACGCCAAGTCTTCGCCTGTTGCGGTGGTATCGAACCGCATGCACGAAATCGCCGGCTTCTCACGAGAGTGGAGCTTGCGGTGGACCTCGCAGTCCACTGCCGACTGTTTCAGAAGAATGGAGATTCGCTGATTGACCTTGTCCTTTTCATACACCTTCTCATATAGGTACTCATCTGTGGACATGAACGTCTCCACAGCTGGATCACCTTCATACCGCTTCAGTTCCACATCGGACTTGCGAACAGCGACAATGTTCGGGCCTTCCGCACCTTTGGACTGTGATGGCGAAATGACGGAGATATACAGACTGACCTTGACAGTGCGTTGGTCAAGCGGCAGTGTCGCATGAGAGCAGATACGAATGGCACGACCGATAACCTGGTCATGACGAGCCGGGGTCCAGTGCGGCTCCATGATGTGGACGTGGCGGACATTCGCTAACGTGATACCTTCCGCACCCGACGAGGTGGCCATCAGCATGCACAGCAGTTTCTTACCACGCTTCTCAATGCTCGTCTTCAAGCTGGGCGGAAAGCTATTCTCGTAGCGGTTGTTAAGGATCTGGCGCATCAGCTCACGCTGGTCCTCCTTCTCTTCGCCGGAGAAGAAGGCGTAGGCCGGTTTGTCCTCCATCTCGTCCTCCTGCCACTGACCGTTCTTGTTGGTAATCTTGTAGGGCTGCCATCCATTCGCATCGAGAATGGCGGCGAAGACACCTAACCCTTCAAGCTGACGGTACTGCGAATACACAAACTGGTTCGGCCACTCGGCAGCGGCACCACGGGTTGCCTCCACATTCGCCAGCATCTTTCCCAGCTTGGGACTGTATGTTTCCAGCGCCTTGGCCGTCAGATACTTCCCAGGATTCGCCTTTAGTGCTGCCAGAATCTCCGGCTTCTCTTGTACAGTTTCCTCTGTCTTTCCGCCTTCCACATCCTTTGTCAGCTTCTTCAGTTCAGGAGGCACGGCAAAGTTGCACGCCAACCGGGAAATCACTCGGTACGAACCGCCATCATCGTTCATGCTCAGGGCCTTCTTGGCATCCATCTTGATCTCCTGAAAGCGAACGTCGAGATACTGAACGAACTGTTCGGGGCTCATCACCACCTTCTCCAGCATCTTGTCGTCCTCCACACGTTTAGGGATCAGGCGTTCGTCAGCGCCCTTGAAATACGAGACTAATCCTTGGATGCGCTTACCAAACAGCAGGGGGTTCTTGATGTTCAGTCCATCCAGGAACATGCCAGCAAACTCTTCGAACTTGGTGGGCAGGCACTCCAGGTTCTCGGTTGTCACTCGGTCGACGGAAATCTCAGCGCCAATTTCTCCAGTCATTTTGGTGTTCCATGTCTTGACCCAGTCCATGGCCAGTGGAACAAAGGGAATGTCCTTCTTGTACTGCACGGCAATACGGTCGCCCGCCTCATTATAGACCGACCGGAAATGGGGAGGATTGCGAGTAATCAGAACATACTTCTTAACCGCATTGAATTCGATCGTATCCACGTCGGGCAAGGCTTTGAAGGCCGTCTTCATCTTCTCTTCATCCCACGATGTCGCCTTGTCAAAGGGAATGGTGATGCGCTCAATGGGCCCACGTAACAGGTTCATCAGATACGAAATCTCGTTGGGGCGGTTGATGACGGGTGTGCCGGACAACCCGACGATCTTGCAATCCGTCGCCTTGTACACGGCATCGTACAGACGACGGGCAATCTCAGACGAGTTGACAATTCGTGAAATCAAGTTGTGGACCTCGTCGATAATGACCACGCAATTGTTGAACGGGTTCTCCGGAAAACGACCCTCTGCATCAGGGGGCATGACAAACTTGTCAATGTTCTTGGAGCTGAGGCCGTTGTAGTTGATAAAATTGAAGCGTTGTCCAATGATATCCTCAATCTGCGCCTTGATGATATCCTGAGCTGTCTTGGGCAGGTCCTTGAAGTTCGGGTTCTCGCCGGCGACGGTTACAAAGAACTTACCAGTGCGATCCAAAAACCCCTCCGAGATGCTCAATGCCTTGGCCTCCGCTCGAGACTGGTCATTCAGAGCCTTTTCCCGCCAGTGCTGCTCAAAGGCGTAAATAGGGTCGCCGCACTTTCGCAGCTCAGATCGGTAGTTTTGCTGAAGGGAAGCTGGGGTCAGGACGTAGACCTTCTTGTAGCTCATGAGCGACTCGGCGACGGCGATGGACGTGCACGTCTTGCCCGAGCCTAACCCGTGATAGAGCAGGATACCCCGGTACGGCGTCTCAATCATCAGGTAATCCCGAATCAGCTTCTGATACGGAAACATCTCACGGGCATTCGACTGCTTCAAGCACAGGTCGGCATCCTTGTCTTCGGCATCCATCGGATCGCGGTCATCCTTCCGGTATTTGAGAAAGATACGTGTTATGTAGTCGGCGAACGCTTTGCGGTTCGGAAGCACGAAGCTCATTATCTTGTGGTGCGTTGAAAGTTTCGCGGGTAGTTAACAAGGATGTCCCGAGACAACGTGATTCAATACCAAAAGGAACAGTACGCTGCTGCAGCTGCACGTTCTGCTGCTTTGGCGGCAGCTAACGCAAAAGCAGAAGCGAGTGCGTTCAAGGATACATATGTAGACGAAGATGGGAAGGAATACGCCGTTAAGGTCATAGCTACACCCCAAGGTAAGACTAGAATCGAGATACCCAATGGAACAATTAATCCTGGAGATGACACAAAAAACACGCCAAATGGGTCAAATGGAAATAAGAAAGGAACCCCGGGGACAGGCTTTACTTTAGATATGACGTTAGACGATTTCAGAAAAAACTACATCACCCCGGGATATACATTTAGTCAAGTTGACGGAGAGAAACTACCTGGACATTTCACCCAGTCTACGGGTGGTCGTCGTCGCAAGACCCGCCACCGCAAGTCCCGTCGCCATCACCGCAAAACTCGTCGCTCCCGTAAGTAATGGAGCCGCTGACGAGGAAAAACCACCGCATCTGGATGGTGTCCATCTATCTGTTCCTGATGGCGGCCTTCCTGTATCTCAAGCCGTCCGTCGCCTTTGGGCGTGAAGGGCGGATTCGTCCGTTCGGGACTGAGGATAAGGAGGCTACCGTCTTCCCTGTGTGGTGGTGGGTCTTTGTACTGAGTGTAGTAGCCTACTGCATCACCGTGTACTTTGCACGTTTTAGGTTTGCTTAATACAATGGGCTGCCCATACGCAAATATCTTTGGTGCACCGGGAACGGGTGCACATTCCTATCGGTTCATGGGGGTATCCTTCGCAGATACGGCGCTGACATTTCTACTCGCAGTCTACACATCGTGGGAGTTCGGTGGCAATGTATTGTTTCACTTCTTGTTCTGGCTAATCGTGGGCGAGATTTTCCACTATGCATTTGGTGTCCAAACGGCGGTCATGGATAAGCTTGGGATTACGGCGTGCTCTCATACGTCTTGACAATGTTCTCCAGTACCTCAACCATGTCCATTCGCTCGAGGTGGTGAGGCCGGACATATCCACGACACTCCTCAAAGGTCTTCCAACCAATCCCCGAAATCTCACGGCGCTGCATGTAGGTCATCTTCTGACTCACATTCACAAGCTCGGGTTTCGTCAGTAGTCCAACAAAGTATGCATGTCGATACCGAATACCGTTCAGCCCCATGAAGGTCTCACCCAGTACGATATCCTTCAGCAGCGTATAGGCCTCTCGGGGAATGTTTGTCTCCTCATTGAACTCTCGTACCGCACACTCGATATCGGACTCGCATCTGACACGTCGACCCTTTGGAAACCCCCACTCGGGCTCCTTGAACGGCGACAGGTGTGCACGCATCATCGCATCCTTGTCAACCAAGGCGAACCGCTCCTTTGAGGCAAGATACTCGGGCGACGAGGTATCGTCGTTCCACAACTGCCTCCACAGAGAGTCGAAGGGTTCGCAGACGATCATTGTCTGCTCCTGCAACGTCATGTTCGCAAACAGAATACCCACATACTCGGTATTGGTTGGGTCATACTTTCCTCGCATGAATTCTGCAAAGCTCATACTGTCCTTTCTCCGTATCATCAGCACCTGTACGGTTTGGGGATCAACGGGGAGACTTGCCTGGTTAACAAGGGCAATCCCGCAAGACAATACAGGCTCCGTACAGAATTTAAACATATGACCCTTCTCTCCGCAATTATTGCAGAACATTGACGGTTGGTTACGTGGCGGGAAGGGGGTTCGTTTTTCCATTGATACTTGAATACCTTTCCCTTGTAAAGCATAAACATGGGTGCAACCGCAGCGAAACCCGCTCTGCCGACCTTCCAGCTCGCTCAGCCGCCAGCCGCCCGTTCATCGTCCTCGTTTACGAGCATTGCGGGTGCGCTTGTCTTGCTTATCGTCGTGTTTGCCCTTGTCATCTATGCCAGCAAGACGATGAGTACACCGGTTAGCGTTGCGTCTGCTACCGATTTGGCACCAACCGAAACCGATGGAAAATCCGGAACAAAAATGGCTTCAGGCGTGAGTGGGACGAATACAAGTCTACAATTCTGGATGTACATTAAAGACTGGGACTATAAGTTCGGATCAAAGAAGCGAGTGATTGACATTTCCAGTTCGACACACCCCTCTGTCATGACACCTGGCGTCAGCTTACATCCGACGGACAATTCGCTCGACATTGACGTGCCTATCTATTCGTCAGGCTCTTCGCTCGCCACGTCAAACACTGGAAGCGGTGAAACACAGACTGTAACAGTCGAAAACGTCCCCCTTCAGTCGTGGTTCGCAGTCTCAGTAACCGTCTTCCAGCGCAATGTGGACGTATACATCAACGGCCGGTTAGTCAAGTCGGCGGTCCTTGCGGGTATACCGAAGCCGGCAGCCGGAGATGTTACAATCGGAGGCGGCGGTGGATTCTCGGGCTCCGTATGCACTGTCCACGCAACCTCGACTCAAATCACTCCCCCGGATGCGGCAGCCTTCTATGCCGCAGGAACCGCCTGCGCTGGATCCGGGTCTGCATCTGCCGCCGCCGCTGATCAGCTGAACAACATGTCGCTGTTTGGATACACGTTTGTCTTTGGCGTCAAGGACAATGCAGGAAAGGACGTAACAGGGCTTTCGAGCTCGGACGTTTCGGGTTGGTTCTCTTCTACTAAGAAGTAATGTCTAGGATCCTCCTCAAGTGTCCAACTCGGTCCCGCCCAGCACAACTCCTTGCAACACTCAGACAATATCTCACAATGGCCGCACGTCCAGACCTGATTGGAGTCGTTGTCTCGTGCGATGTCGACGACACAACCATGACGGGAGCCGATGTTCAACAGCAGTTATTCCAGGTGCTAAGTCGCTTCGCATGGAATGCACTGTATTACGGTGGCAGCAAGACCAAAATCGAGGCATGCAATGCAGACATTGATAAGGTTGACTACCCTTGGGATATTGTGGTTCTGGTCTCCGACGATATGATTCCCGAAGTGAAGGGCTACGACAATTACATCCGTCAGTTTACAACGCCCGATCTCGATTGTGTTTTATGGTTTAACGATGGATTTCAGGGATACCGTCTGAATACACTGTCTATCTACGGACGTGTCATGTACGACCGGTTGGGGTGCATGTACAATCCGCTTTACAAGAGCTTCTTCTGTGATACCGAGCTGACCGATCTATGCAAGACCACGTTGAAGGATAAGACGGTCTACAACCCTACGTGCATTATTCGCCACAAGCATCCTCTTCTCGGGCACGCAGTTGCATTCGATGGCCTCTACGCTCGTAATCAGCGGTATCTCGAGGAAGATCTGCGTACGTATATCTCTCGCAAGGCCTACGAGTACGATCTGTCTATCCTGATCCCAACGCTGGTCGAACGACGAGCCAAGTGCGAGCAGTTGAAAGCATCCCTCCGTGAACAATTTGCCCGAATCTGTCCTGGGCTGCGTCTGGAAATCGCCGAGGCGCTGGACAACCGTGAAATGAGCGTGGGAATGAAGCGACGTAATCTGTTAGAAGCTGCCAATGGTAAGTACACCGTATTTATCGACGACGATGATTCGGTGACAGACGCATACTTCGAGGACTTTCTGACATGCTTCACGGAGGGACGAGATGTGATGCGCATTCGTGGTCAGATGGGCGATCATACCTTTACGCATAGTATTGCCCACCCACTGTCTGGTAAGATGTATGTGGATGGAGTGTTTGTGCGTCCACCCAATCACCTGAACCCCATGTTAGCCAACATTGCAAAACTTGCGCTCTTCGAGGATGCAACACGAGGTGAAGATCTAAAGTGGACGATTGACATTGCAAGAACGGGGTTACTACGTACGGAAGCGCAAAGCGACCCGAGTCGTATTCATTATAACTACAATATCGGAGGACGAGGGGTTGATGCACGTGCGATCGACTATCAGAGGACCCATACATACGAAGAATGGGTAAAGATCCTATTGCTCCCGGCCAAGAAGCCCGAACCAAAGAAGGCGGGGCTGCGGCTAACTTCAAGGGGCTTTGTTTCTAACTAAGGACTAATGGAGACAGCTGCAATTGGTGGTATTGGACTTCTCGGGCTCGCAGCTGTAGCATGGACCATGTCAAAAACAACAGATCCGACGGCCGTCGTACTTCAGACAGCTACGCAGAGCGGAAAGGTGGCGTTTTCGTCTCCGTTAACCCTTCCTCGTTCCTTCAACCAGGCCGAGGGTGCAACGTTTACATTCGAAGGGTGGTTGGATGTGAACGATTTCACGTTTGGGTTCGGGAAACAGCGTCTCGTATTTAGTCACGGAGATTGCCCGGGACTGTATCTGGATTCGACGTCAAACTCGCTCCTGGTTACCGTGGCCACATACGGTGCAATGGAATCGGTGTTAATCTCGAACATCCCTTCGCAAAAGTGGATACACTTTGCCATTGTGGTTACACAGTACACGGTGGACATCTACATCAACGGAACGATTCGCCAGCACCACACACTGGCCCAGCTTCCGAAACAGGCCGATACTGCAACCACGATCGGTTCGTCCAATGGATTCGACGGACAGGTGGGCGGTCTTACGTATTATTCCCGTGCTCTCTCACCGCTCGAAATATCCGCCCACTCGATGGCGGTGCCGCCGCCTTCGCTGGTTACATCGCCCGCATACGGACAATACCTCGATTCTTCCTGGTTCATAGGGCGATAAAATGTATCCGGGTAGTAAATGAGCTCTGGTGGACAAAGTGCTGCCAATTTCGGCGGTCTTCAAGGCATGCGTATTCGTGACGCATCCGATGTAGTGACACAGACAAAGCTGCGGTTGGTATACGTGACCAACAACCAGGCAAACTCTGGGTATTCTGGTGTGAACGCCTATCGCTCCAAGGGCATTCAGAACAGCTATAACTTCCTTCTCCAGGTACAGGAGGGACTCCGTGAGTGTGGTGTGTCTACGAACGGTGCGACATTCACATCTGTTCAGGGCAATGCGATTAACTTCCTTCCTCCAACTGGTACAGTCGTCACGAATAACATGATCCCGGTTACACTGCAATTTCCTTAGTCGCTCGGCGCTAGCCGTGCTTTACGTGTCTTCTTAAGAATATCACGGGCCTTTCTACGCTTTGTCATGTCATCCTTCGGGTTGTACGTAAAGAAACTCTGAACGAAATCGGGAGACTCCTTGTTCTTTCCGACCTTCTCATACATCTCAACACGCTCACGACGCATATCGAGTAGTTCTTTCTGTTTACCCAAGCAATCTGCAGGGGTCAAGAGTGCGAACCTCCGTTTGGGCTTGTCTGCCGCTAATTCAACGAGGCGCTGGGCTACACACATCAGCCGTGTGGTCTCGTCCTTGGGTTCACCCGAGTATGCGATGGCCAAGAAGAATGCAAGTGTCGTCGGGATACTTGCAATCTTAAGTCCGTCACCTGTCGTGTGGTAACTGTGGCATGCCTGCGTCTCATAGAACTGATACATGACCGCACCGTCCTTGTCAAGAACATCTGTGCGTGCAGGAAGAAGCTCCGTCTCCTTGTGCTCGACCGTCTTCTTGCCCTTGATATGCTTTTCGATCTCTTCCTTCTCGGCTAGGATGGATATAGGTGTGTACCAATGCGCCTTCTTCTCATGGCGAGAAACAGCCGAGAACCCAAGCAGGATAAGTGGGTGATTCTTCAGCATGGCGATCGTTTCCTTCTTACGTTCGGCCGAGAGCTCTTCGGGCTCCTTGGGTTCACTCGTACAAAGAATAGGATAGTGTTTGTTCAGGAGCATGAGTCGGGTATATACCTTTTCCCAGCGGGACACATCGCCTTCGGGGCGAGACAGTTCCAGATACATGGACATGCGAAGAAAGTTAGGATTGACGTAGTGAATTCCATTTCGAGTGATCTTCTCCTTCCACAAGTGGTCGAAGATCTTAGGCGAGATGAATGTCAGGTCGGCCACACCGTGATAGTCGGCAAAGACCTTGTACGTGCCCAAGTGAACACCGGGTTTGAGTTCCACGCTCTCGATCCCCGCCTTCGACAACTGGTCGGCTAACTCGACGCCGTGTTCCTGGGGAGTTTCGGTAAAGAAATCATAATCGGGCGTTTCTGTGGGTCCGTAGAACCGATCATTCTCCGGAAGCAGATTATTGATCGCCGTGCCCCCGTAACACATCGTGCGGGATTTCTTCAAGAAGGCTTCGACGAGCTTCGTGCTTGTTGTGACAGACGGCAGCTCGGCATCTCGAGCCGCAAGCATCTCACTCTGTTTCTCGGCAACCGCTTTGACACTGTCAAGCTCACTCATTACTATACTCAGTCAAAAAACGAATCTCTTTCGTTTTTTTCCTCGAGAGGCAGCAAGATGCCCAGCAAGTACAATCTTCGTAAACTCAACTCTCGTGCAACCTGGGTGAAGGACGAGACACTGAAGCCTGAATCGGAGACAGAGTCATCGTCTGAGGAGGACGAAGACTATGAGCCGGAGGATGAAGACGAAGACGAAGACGAGACCGAGGAAGAGGAAGAGGAAGAGGAAGCCCCTATCATCAAGCTGCCCAAGGGATCCAAGGTGAGTGTTCGTCTCCACATTCACACGATTACCAGTGGAAAGACTCAGCTTCACATCGGAGAGTCGGAAGACGACGAGGAGGAAGAGGAGTCCGAAGAGGAGGAGGACTTCGTCGCCCAGCTCAAGAACAAGTATGCGCCCGGCAAGGCTAGCCATCGCAAGCATGAGGCGCCGGGTATCGAGCTGAACGAAGATGAGGAGGAGTACTTCGAAGACCTGCCCAAGTCGAAGCGTCATAAGCTCAATGAACATATGAAGCGGATTTCATCGCTTGTCGAGGAGGGTGATGTTCCGTTCAAGTTCCGTGTCCTCGAGATGCCCATCCCCGATTCCCTCAAGGCGGCAGTCATCAAGAAGATTGATATTCTCAATGAGATGGACGGCTCAGAGGGATACAAGCTGCGGACGTGGGTTGAGTCGTTCCTTCGGATTCCCTTTGGCAAGATGGTGACTCTGCCCGTCAAGCTATCGGATGGACCCGAGCCGTGCGCCAAGTATCTGTCTCAGACACGTGAGATGCTGGACAATGCCGTCTACGGCATGCCCACTGCCAAGACGCAGATTATGCAGACTCTGGCCCAGTGGATTTCCAGTCCGGGGTCGCTGGGTAATGTGATTGCTCTCAAGGGCCCGCCCGGTGTCGGAAAGACGAGCATTGCCAAGAACGGAGTGGCCAAGGTTCTTCAGCGTCCATTCGAGTTCTTCTCACTGGGGGGTGCTTCCGACTCGGCAAACTTTGTCGGCCATTCCTTCACGTATGAGGGATCCATGTGTGGTCGTATCGCAGACTCGCTCATGACGGCACGATGCATGAACCCGGTGCTGTACTTTGACGAGCTGGACAAGATCTCCACCACGTCGCATGGCGATGAGATTGTGTCCATGCTCATTCACCTCACGGACCGGTCTCAGAACACACAGTTCCATGACCGCTACTTTGCTGGCGTGGACTTTGACCTGAGCCAGTGCCTGTTTGTGTTTAGTTTCAACGATGAGTCCAAGGTTCACCCGATTCTGCGTGACCGTATGCAGGTGATCAACTGCTCGGGATACAATGCAGAGGACAAGAAGAACATTCTGACCAAGTATGTGTGGCCGCAGATTCTGGACCGTGTTCAGCTGACGGGCCAGCTGACCCTGACAGATGATGCGGTGAGGTATTTGATCGAGGAGTTCAGCAAGGAGGAGGAGGGTGTTCGTACGCTGATTCGCTCGGTCGAGTCGCTGGTGACACGCATCAATCTGCTCCGCATTGCCGATGAGAAGACGGCCAAGGACTATGTGTTCTATAAGAAGATTACCCTGCCATGTACGCTGGATGTGGATACTGCCCGTCACATTCTGAAGGATACGGCGGCGGTTACGAATGAGTCGTGGCGTCAGCTTTACGCTTGAATCCACTCCAAGCTCGACACTGGAATCTCTATGATGCGTGGATTGTCGTCCAGTGTGGAGAAGATGCATGTCAACGTCGTGAATGCAGGATCGGGCATGCACCCAATACAGTACTCGATCGTAGTTGAACGAAACACGAACGGGCGACTAATCATTTTTGGTTTGTAGTTGGAATCGAGACGCACGAATAGATGGAAATACTTGCGGGGCTGACAGTACTCGACTGTATGGACCAACGCCCACGTCTCACCCGGATACTGCACTGGCTGAAAGGCCACGGCCGACCCTCGAAAATGTTTGAAGTAATACGGTGTCTCGTGACACGTGTGGAAGACCAGATCGTTGCCTTGCAGTGTCCCAACCCGCAACGGGTTCCACTGATAAATGATATTGTCCGAACCGTCGATTGGCAGCCAGTTCTTCTCACACTCTTGGTTGCCGGGCGAATCCAACATACGACAGTCTGCGTATACTCCCCGAATGGGGTCGTACTTGGACTGGTATATCCGAATCTTCTCTGTGTACTCCCAGGACGTTGCCGTACAGCAGAGGGTACCGTCCTTCGAGCGGTAGACACGCACATCCTCCAGTCCCACAATGTGGGCTCCCGGCTTCCGGGTCAATGACACGGAGTCATCTCGCATCTTCGTAACCTGCTTCGTCTCTGGGTCGTAGAATGCATTCTGGGTGCGGACAGTTGAGTTCTCACGCACGACACCATTCTCCTTCATGAGGTAACTGCCGGTCTGGGGATTGATTGTATAGTTCACAAAGCGGACATTGTGGACGACCTTGCCGTCTTGAAGAAACATCGATACAGACGTGGGATGGTAGTCTTCGCCGAAGACATCACGCTCAATCGGATGCGACTTTGATGGGAATCCCAGAGGATCAATGTAAAACGTCATGTTGGTATACACGCTGTCTTGGTGGGGGCGATCGGCAAGAAGATACTGGACCGACGAGCTGAGACCCTTGCGCTTCTGCTCAATGTAATATAGCAGAATTGTCGCTTCATACTCAAATCCAGTGTATGCATCTGTCTCCACGAACAATGAATCTGTTGTCATTGGAATCGTCAGCCCAATCTTCGTATAGTGATACGCCTTGTAATGTTGGGAATTCTCTCGAAAGTATCTGGCTAACTGGTACATTGGTTCGGCACGTGAAGGCCGGCGTTCATGTGCCTTGAGCATCCACGCCTCGAACTTGGGAATGTCTTTCAGGGCAAGCCACGATTTGCCGATCATATAGTGACTGTACCACAGCTCCTCTTCCCATCCACCAATAGCAATCCGCTTCTTGTACATGGTGATGCACTCCTTGAGTTTTCCAACACCATTGTAGGTCTGAGCGAGATAGAACATATATCTTCCATTTCCAGGCTCGTCTTTCAGTCCCTTTTCCAGTAGACGAACATCCCGTTCAAACTTGTCGAACTTGCAGCCCCCGTCATTGCGATCATCAATATAGCAGACTGATTTGGGAAGACTTATCGTCGGCCCATCCCAGTACTCGTGCGTGACTCCACGACACGTCCAATCGTGATCCATCCGAACGAGCCGGGTGTTCGGGTATTCGAGCGCACCTGCCTTTTGAATAACCGTGTATCCCTCGTGATCGAGAGGGGTTGTTTTCAGGTTCCCTTGAACGAACAGCATGTCTGCATCGAGAAGAATTCCATATGTAACGGGGATGTCCCATCCCGTCTTTTTCAGGTAGGTCTGCGCATTCTTGAAGCTGATGGACCGATTGTACCCGAAATCCCTCCATGGTTCATATGTCAGACAGCCGTCGTGAGTCTTCAGAAACTCGGCTGCGATGGCACAAGAGGTGTCGGTGGACCCGGTGTCACAGATGCAGAATGCATCCACGAGATCTGCGACAGCCTCTAGGCAGCGAAGAAGGATCTTCTCCTCATTACGAATCATGAGGATCAATACAAACCGCATTCTGCGTCGGTTTACTCAAACTCATTGACTCGTCTGTAAACAAATGAGCACCGAGTTCGTCAAGTCGACCCTTCGAGAGAATCTGACCCGTGTTCTTGTGCCGCATGTTGCGGATGGGCTGTGGAGCATCTACGATTCCGCCAAGTCTGCATGCGACCGCAGCGGTCAGCTCGATCAGATTCTGAAGACGTTCCAGAACCTGCTTACCCAGATTCCCAAGTGGAGTCCGGAGACACTGAAGAAGGAGGTGGAGCGTATTGCGACGGCCTCCAAGTGCGAGTACCTCGAAGATCTTCTGCTGGGTGTCTTTGTTAGCTACATCCGTGCCTTTGCGACGCTCCAGCAGGTCGAGAAGGTGCACGTGGATATTGATTTCAAGCGTCCCTCGGTGGAGACGTTCGTCCACCAGCTGTACAAGCAGGCAGCACGCCAGTCGTGGAGCGCTGCATACCTTTTCAAGACGGTTGGCGTATCCTCGGAGCAACAGGCACGTAACCGTCGTGATATCGAGGCGCTCATCGGAGATGCGATGAACGAGGTGATTGACAGTTTCATTCCGTGGAAGGATATCAGCAAGGCATACTTTCAGAGTGGGCCCGCTGCCGAAGTTGCACCCGAGGCGCTGCCCCAGCCCGAGGCGCCGCCGGCACCGAAGCCTTCGCTGGTAGAGGCACCGCCGGAAATTCCAAAGTCAGTCCAGTTTGATCAGGATGAGGACGACGATGAACCCCCTTCAATTCAGCTCGGAGAGGATACAAAGTTAGATGACTCTGAATTCGATGAAGAGGACGACGAGTCTGTAAAACCCAACGAGACGGAGACAGTCTCCCTCAACCTCTAAGGTCGTCGCTCGTTTGGGCGCCCCCATAAAAAAATAGAGTCCGAAGTAAACATGTCTGAGGCATACACGTACGGAGTAATCATTGGAGCGGTTGTAGTCGTTGCGATTGTCATGTATGTCATGGACTGTCGCAGCAAGGATCATCCCATCGACTTCATGGACGCCGCAAAGGTGGGAGGCGGCGCCGGTGTTCTCACGGGGGGTGTGCTATACGCACTCGGCGGCGCCGAGGCTGCTGAGCCGATGGTTACTGCGGTCCAGGAGATGTTTACAGGGAAGCCGTCGTTCTGAGAAACTTTCTTGCTAACCTAACAAAATGTTTATGTCTCTGTATGCCGCCGTGCTCTTCTTCGTCCTGACCCCGGGTGTTCTTCTTTCCCTGCCGCCGGGTGGCTCACGCACGACGGTTGCGCTGACGCACGCAGTTGTATTTGGCGTCGTGTGGGCGCTGACTCACAAGCTGGTGTGGAAGACGTTTGGCATGAGCTAATCGCCGATAACAAGAACATCTGTTAACGAAGGCGTGGTCGATACAACATACCGTCCAAACTTAACCAACTCCTTGCGAGGGACTGCAGACTCCCTCAGGTGTCGTGTTATCGCCTTATAGAGATCAAACCCGTGATACCTATCGTGATTATCGCCCTTCTTACGGAAAATAACCGACGAACCATCCGGAAGCGTCGTCCAGTGTTTGAACATCTCAAACAGTGGATGAGTCGTCTCCTGCTTTGGCCCACCCGGAAACATGTCCCAAAACAGACTCGACGCAAAGCGGGCCAGATCGAACGACGGGTTCAGAGGTATGCGAGGATGAGTGTTCGTGTAGAACGGTTCGATGTTGTACTGACCCGCCGCCTCCTCGTCTGACTTGAACTGCGAGCTCAGGAAAAACCGACTATCCTTCATTCCATTCACTCGCACCGAGAGTGCCGCACGGTCAAAGTCGATAATCTTGATATGCACCCCAAACGTGGGAACACGGTAGGTTACCCCGTGGTGACGGTAATACAGAAACTCCTCTGTCGTCGGTACATACATCACGTTATTGCCGTGCAGATCATTGTGAACGAATCCAAATGTACGCTGGGCGTATGCAAGGGCAAACACGATCTGGGCAACCCATGCCGTGTGATGATCGGGGTCGCTGCTCGTCTTGATCAGATCGTAGAATGTCCCCGTGCATTTCTCCATTACGGTAGTCATGACAGGTACAGATGAAAAGGTGGCCCATGCAAAGTCGTCGTCGCCCTCTTCTTCATCCTCGTCCTCGCCCTCCGTTCCGTCGCTGCATCCGCACGATTCAATGTCAAACACGTCTTCATCATCCGATTCCGACTCTTCGCTATTTTCCGAACCAGACGGAACTTCGTATTCCTCCACGACACCCGTAGACGTGGGCTCTTCCACACGTTCCACATCCACGTCTTCCGTTTCCAGCTCAATGTCCTCTCCAACCTGGACGGCTATACGCTGACCACGGGTATGTGTGAAGGTCTCCCCACCCTCTCCACGCAGACGCAGTTCGAATGTGTTTCCGATATTGTCCACAAACCACTTGCGATCGCACAGATCCTCGTAGTCGTCTGAAATGTTCACTTCGTGCTTGGAGGCCATTGCCGCATAGACTCCGTATACACGGGGGAAATGAGTACACTCGGATGTCGAAAGTGCAACGGAGGTCAGTGCACCCACATAGGCAGCTGTATGCGGGCTCTGCATCTGCTCCGAATGCGCACGTGCGGACTCGGCGGGTCTCGGCAGACCGGGCACAGAGTACTCTCCCTTCATGGTCTTGAAAGGGCTCAGAATCATAGTCGTCTTGCGGTGGACTTCAACTGTCTGACCTTTCGTGGTCTTGATGTGTGTCGCATCCACAACGGCTTCGACCTCCTCTGGCAGCTTGACTCCATAGTCGGACATCGATGCGAGTTTCTCCGTCTTGAAAAGCTGCTCAAGTGTCGGGAAGAACGGCTGGGGGTGTTCAAGGTTCCACGCCTCGGCCTTCAGTTTAGCAATACGATGAAGCCGTAAGTCTACCGCCTGTGTACGCAGATCCTTTCCCATTGTGTGTTGGGTGAGGCAATGAATCATCGTAAGCAGACGCAGAACACTTTCTGTGGGTCAAAACAATGAACTTCCAGCTCCGCAAGTTCAGTATCGACCAGATCAAAGAGCGATGCGAAATCGACTCTCGTAAGAGTCCGATGATTGTGTGCATCGGAAAGAAGGATACCGGCAAATCGTTCTTGGTTCGTGATATTCTCTTCAATACGCAGCACGAGTTTCCCGTCGGCACGGTGATTTCAGGAACAGAGGTGGCCAACGAGTTCTTCCAGCATATGGTTCCCTCCAAATTCATTCACGACAAGTACTCTCCTCAGATTGTGATGAATGTCATTAAGCGACAGATGAACGTGAAACAGAACCGCAACAAGGCCAAGAATGGCGGGGGTGGTAGCTCGTCCATCGATCCACGTGCCTTTCTGATTCTGGACGACTGCCTGTATGATTCCTCGTGGATCAAGGAGGAGTCAACTCGCTATGTCTTCATGAATGGACGCCATATCGATATGATGACTATCATTACGATGCAGTATCCGTTAGGTATCACGCCAAACCTGCGAACGAACGTGGACTTTGTCTTTATTTTGCGTGAGAACATTCTCGGAAATCGCCGCCGCATCTACGAGAATTACGCAGGTATGTTTCCCAGCTTCGAGATGTTCTGCACCTTCATGGACCAGTGTACGGAGAACTTTGAGTGCCTGGTCATCTGCAACAACGTGTCCTCGAATAAGTTAGAAGACCAGGTGTTTTGGTACAAGGCCGCCGAACACCCGCCGTTTCACATGTGCGATTCGTCCTTATGGGCGAACAACCAGCCGTTTTATTCGGCTATCCTCGCCGCCGACCAGTGGACCCCCGCAAACGGCGGGAATAAGAAAGCCCCTTCCGTGTGGGTGCGGAAGGACGGTGTCGGCGGTGGCGGTTCCTCCTAGTGCGACGACGACGGCCACCTTGTCCGGCGGGGGGAGCGCCGGCGGGGGGAGCGCCGACTGCCGCAGCGCCGTTTTCAAGCGCCCGCAGAACCTGAACCAGCCGTCTCTGTGCCATCTCTAAATGTGCTCCAGCCTCTCGTGCTTCTATGTCAAGCTCTCCACGAACCGCCGCATCCCGCATAACCCCCCTCAGAGGAGGTAGAATTGCTACGCCTGCGATAGCGCTCAATGCCAGTTTGAGCATCAGAAAGGACGACGCCGCCGGGTTTTTTGCCAAGAGTGAGAGGACATGGAACGCATATATATGCCCCTGCGCAATGTTCTGAGCGGTGTACAACTTAACTCGTTCCTGGAAGACCAGCATCCAATATTCTGGACGTAAGTCAAAGACACCAAACCCTTTGAACTCGCTAATCTTTTTCTGAAGTTCAGCCTCACGCTTATCTCGGTACGTACGAATGAAAGCGTCTATGTCCATATCGACTGGTTGTGTACCTTTAAGCTTAGCTTGGACAGCGGACTGGACTTGACCGCTAATGTTTTTGATTACCTCTGCTTTGCGGAGTGCCAACAAGTCGCTTTCAAACTCTACATTCATCAGCAAAGACACCATATCTGTGCTGTTTTTCTTGTCTGCGTCTGACAGTTTACGTCCTTCCCTCGTGTTGGTGGTGAGCGAACCAACGTTGCTTAATAGATTAGTGAACGCAGTTGCGATAGTTTGAGTAGTTAGAACGGCACTAGTGGAAGCAGCAGCAGCTGCTTCCCCGGTGCCTTTTAGCGCAGCCATAGCTAAGGCATCGAACTGTTGAAGCCCAGCAGCTGCGGCGGTTGCGCCGTATTCAAGGCCCGTCGCTCCCAACGCCACCACCGACCCGGTTCCAAGTGATGTTTTCACAAGTGCCGTCTCGGCGCTAATGACCATTGGAAGAGCAATACTAGTTATCTCATTCATGCAAAACAGCACACCTATCAGAAGACATACTATAGCGTCCACGAGACACATGTAATGACTCTTTGAACTAGCGTGCCTGCGCCTGGCCTTTGCAAACGCCGCCATCTGCGCTTTCTCTGCCTCCCGTACACCTCGCTTCGCCAGATTCATCAATTCGCGCTGTCTCTCTAAAGGAAGGTGTGGTCCAAAATTGTCTATACCTCGATCTATCTGCTCAAACAACTCGGCAAGCGGTTCGGGTTCGGGCTCTGGGGCTGCAGGAAGTGCTAACTGGTCGTTATCGACACCGCCTCTTTGAGTCGGAATAGGTTCTTTCCCCAATCCAAACCCAACAAACAACAACCCCAGACCGTAAAGAACAATGTCAAGTACTTCCTTCGCACCTTTTTTTTCATCTGCGGTACCAATGCCTGCGACAACTATTGGTATTGCGAACAGGTCAAATATAAACCTCCCCACGACACCCCGATCGTTGGTTCCAAACACGTCCTTAAGATTTACCTCCGGTGTAAGGTTGACGTCGATTGGGGGTTCTGCCATTATTTACGCTCAATACTTTACTCCCGCATGACTCCCTCCGACGGGTGGACAGGCATGGATGCAGCTGACACGACATCCTCGAGCTGAGCTGCACCGCCCGTGTTCGCCCGGTTCACACCCGCCGCCTCGAGGGCATTGGCCTTCTTGCGACGCTCATTCTCCTCCTTCTGCTTCTTGATGGACTCCTCACGCTGATCAGCAAAGAACATCTCCTTATTGACCTCGTTCTCCTTGTACTTGCGCATCAGCTCGTTCAGCTCCTTCTCGGCATACTCCACCTCCGGCATGAGGTGCTCCGAAGGGTCCCACGGCAGCCACGCACCCACCTTGCCGATGAAGAGGTTGTCCTTCGGGTAGCGACGCTGCAGCACCTTAGCAAACATCTGGGTCTCCTCCACCGACGCAAAGCAACGACGCACCTTGACGCCACGCATATTGGTCTGGAACTCAACCTTGTTGTCATACTGCTCCTGGAGATCCTTCTCGTTCTTGAGCTGGAACACTGCGAACTGCTCCTTGATATCCGTCTTCTTCACCTCGTCGTGGTGAACCTTCGTGAACTCCTGTGCATCCTTGAAAAGGTCGTCGATCTTCAGGCTGTACTTGGACGAGAGGAAGGCCATGAACTTCTCCATCCCCTTGATCTTCCACTCGTAGTCCATCCACTCAACAAAGCGCTCGAACATAAACTCATTCTTCTGCTTGATCACCTTCTCCGGGCTGAGGAAGGAGATGATGCAGTACTTCTGAGTCGGGATCTCCGGGTCCTCATCAAGATAATCGATGTGCGTACCATCGTCCTCAGTCTTCGGAAGGGTCTGCGGAGTGCTAGGCATTTATTCTACACATCTTGTCTTGTGAAAATAGCAAATGTACGACCTACTTACTTCGGCAATGCTTTTCGTCCTTCTGACACCGGGTCTCCTCCTGTCTCTGCCGTCGAGTACGCATGGAGATCCCATCACTGCGCTGGTGCACGCACTTGTCTTCTGGATCGTCCTTCGGTACTTGTCTGGATATGTACCGTGGTGGGGCGTGTGGGTTGGAGCCATCGCCGCAGTCGGATATAAGTTGTCGAATCGCTCTTCGAGCACGTAAAAAATTCTTCGCACGTTCTTAACAAATGGATTCTAAGCCGAAGCCCACGCCTTCTGGATTTGATGTGAGCGACCTCGTGATGCGTCTTGTGAAGTATGCACTGGAGGGTCTGGCGGTTGCGATTGCTGCGTATGTACTGCCCGGCAAGACGCTGAAGGTGTCGGAGGTTGGCATGATTGCGCTCGTCGCAACTGCGACCTTTGCCATCCTCGACATCTATGCCCCGAGCGTCGGAGCGTCGGCTCGCACGGGTGCTGGATTCGGTATCGGCGCCGGTCTGGTTGGATTCCCCAGCGGGGGCCTGAAGATGTAAACCGTGCGTATCTATAAATGTGGTTCATCCTCGCAGAGTACATTGGTACCCTTCTACTGATTGGCGTGATCGCACGTGTTGGTAACCCGTTCGCTATTGGTGCCGCACTTACCGCCGCAATTTTAGTCGTCGGCAAATACTCGGGTGGACACTTCAACCCCGCAGTGACCCTCTGGGCTCTCCTGAAGAAGAAGATCAGCACGGAGCGGGCGGGTTTACATGTTGTAGCCCAGCTTGCTGCAGCGGTGACGGTGTGGTCGTTTGCATAACATTGTTTAGCACCACCGTCGTGACCACGCTTGTAATCAGTGTGGAATAGCTGTTCTGTGTCGTCTGTCCAACTGCGATGAGGGCCGAACACACCGGACTTGCCGCAACGACAAGCCCCCTCGCAATGTCCACGAGCGAATGTGGTATGCACATCCAGTTGTGAGCCGTCATGCTAACGTAATGTACCCCGTAATTGACCGCAACCCCAAGAATAAGCTTCCCCGCAAGTTCCATTTACTCTTACCTTACATTCTACACACAATGAAGCCAGTAATTCGTTTTCACAGCCGCTGGATGGAAATCCGTCCGAGGCCGTATGAACCCGAGCGCATGACCACGGACGTGGCGTGGATCCAGATGAAGGAAAACGTATCTCCCGAAGAGGCGTATCGCATCTGGTATGAAAGGCAGCGCACAATTTCTCGCTTCTTTCAACAATGTGGATACAAGCAGCTTTCCTCCTCCTCCTCTTAGCTGTCACATACCGATTCTGGAAGACGCAGCCGAAGCGGGAAGTAAAGGGAAACACTGCGAGGCTCTACTTTTTCTACACAGATTGGTGTGGATATTCGAAAAAGGCAATGCCCGAATGGGACAAGGTCGAAGCGGATCTCAAGACGTCGCCCATATTTGGCAAGACGACAGTGGAACCGATGAAGATTGACGCAGACAAGGATCGCAAGACCGCCTCGCTTTACGAGGTAGCGGGCTACCCAACAATCAAGTTAGAAACCTCAAGTGGAATCTACGACCTCGATCGTAGTGTCACTCACGACAACGTTATGAACTTCTTGCGAGAGACGCTTGGCAAGGAACCGCATCGTCTGTGAGTAACCGGCGTCGATCATACGGGTCTTGTCCTCATCCTTCAGTTCATCCAATAAGTAGATTCCGTCGATATTTAGATTGACAGCGTCGGCGTGGACTCGGACTGAACGCAGTCCAGCCCACAGGCTACGTACCATATCAAAAACCGATATCGTCTCGAGGGTGCGGGGAAATATCGCCTGTCTGATGTGGGCAATGTCCAAGACCAACGTTCCCTTTGGCACAGCAGAGTACATGTTTTCGCTGTACACGCCGCCGTCGATATACAGCTGATTATGAATGACCTGTGGGTGGAAAATGAAGGGCAGACAGCACGACGCCTTCATTGCCGACAACAGGGGGATATTGCCTGTCAAGAGTGTCGGCCGCTGGGTCGTAATATTGGATGCCAGCAGATACAGCTTCTGTGGCGTATCTGAGATCATCTTTCCTCGAAGGTCAATGCCGACAGAGTCAAAGATCCGAAGAAACAGTTCCTCCATCAAATCCTGGGTAAATAGCCCCTTCTTCTGCATGAAGGCGAGAATCGTCGCATACCGAAACGAAGGCAAGAACGAAGAGGTGTTCACGAACTTGTATCCAATTTCCTCCATCTGTTTGTAGTTCAATCCAAATGCCACTCCAGTGGCAATGACTGCCCCTACCGAACACCCATACACGCCATCGGGAAAGTTCAGATTTCCCTGTCGCTCCTCCACAGCTTTCAGACCTCCAAAGATGAGGAATCCACGGATTCCGCCCCCACCGAGTGCAATCGACCGGAACATTCTAGTAGTCAAGAGTAAGCATGTTGAAAGCCAGAGACGTTATACAGGAACAGGAGAACCAACGAGAACGTCGCATGTCTGCCATGCGTCCAGTGTTGGCTCAGATCTATGCTCAAATCAAGAAGCAGGCCATCCACGCATCGGATGCACCATACCTCGTGTTTGAGATTCCTAAATTTGTATTCGGATATCCGTTATTCAAACTGTCGGAAGCTCGTGACTATCTGTTGGAAACTCTCGGTCAATCCGGCTTTAGTGTGTGGCCCGTCAACAATGACTATCTGTTGATTATGTGGGCGAAGCAGCAGATGAACCGTGGCCGCCCGAGTCTGTTGACGAATTACCGCCCACAAGTGTATGATCCCGTCGCATTAGGAAGTATGTTCAATACACAATGAGTGTGGTCGACCCAGTTCTTCTTGCCACCAGTACGTTGTTTATCTTTCCAGCATGGGCAGCCTATAGCCGTAAGAAATGGGCAGGTGTTTTTTGTGCAGGGGGTGTAGGCATCTTTTCGTTTCTCTACCATATCGACCACAATCCATCCATTCGCTTCCTTGATGTCTTCTTCGTATTGGCCTATCACTTTATCGGTCTTACGTATGCTTATTACCTTGGACCCAATGCCTTCATGTTGATTGCGATTCAGCTGGTGCTTGGCTACTACATCTACTCGCTACCTGGAACAATCGAGGATACGCGCAACCCTCGAGACGTTCTCATTCACGCCTTCTACCATGCCCTCAGTGCATTGGAGGGATACTTCATCATGGCAGAAGTGATTCACTGATAGATACAATGAAAGAGCCAGAATTGGTCGCATCTGGATTCGCATTCTTGGTACCTGCCTATGTTGCGTGGACGGGTGGACAGACCGTGAGTGCGATAGCATTAGCTATTCTTGCCATAACGTCATCTGTGTGGCATACAATCCACGAGGAGTGGTTTCGGCCGGTTGACTTTATCGCCATGCTAAGCGTAATCGTATTAGAGCTGATGAACTCAATGCGGGCGGGCATTGACGGAGTTGTATTGGCCATTTTGATCTGCACCTACGGGATCATTGCCTATCACTGGGGGTACACCGACAGAACCTTCTGCTTCGGAGACTCCCGTAGTCGTCAGATGACATCGCATGTGTTGCTTCACGTCCTCGCAGCGATTGCCATCACTCTGAATTTATGGAAAATTCAAGAAAACGAAAAGCCATCTACATAGTCAAGTTCAACCACATGAACTGTGACCATGACGACACTACGTGTTCTGATGGTGAGCGCGTTTGCACAACTTGTGGAACGATTCTGGGTAGCATCGTTGACGAAGGTGCAGAATGGCGAATCTACTCCAACACCGAGGATGATCCTTCCCGTACCGGTGGGGTCACGAATGAACTCCTACCGGATTCATCCTACGGTTCGATGATGATGCGTCGACGTATCCCGGGTCAGTCGGAGGAATCCAAGTCGATTGCGAAACTGTCATCGTGGTCGTTCTCGAGCCACGGTGAGCGTTCGTGGATGGGTATCTTTGATGTGATCCAGGCATCGTGTGCTCGCATTGGGTTGCCCAAGGCCATTATCCACGATGCATGTGCATTGTTCAAGCAGATTGAGGATGCCCGCAAGTCACGTGGAGAGACTCGGCGTGCTCTGATGGCGGGATCTGTCTTCACGGCCTGTCGCCAGCATAATGCGACACGCACTCACGAGGAGGTAGCCGGTATCTTCCACGTCTCTATCCGGGCCATGTGCAAGGGACTGAGTCGATTCGACGGAGAGGTGTCGTCTGTGCTGAACACTCAGCTAGGTATCGCCGAACGCATCTGCGCAGATCTTGGAGTGGGTGACGCAGACCGAGATGCAATCCTGCTTCTCCTGAACAAGCTTCCCGAGATGGAACATACGCCCAAGACCATTGTCGCCGGCGTGATCTCCCATGTCTTGGGTGGGCGGCTGCTCGAAGTGTCGGCGGCCTCTGCCGTGTCGTCGGTATCTATCCGCAAGATGACAGAGAAACTTAGCAAGGATAGAACATCACATTGTACGTGAACGTCGTTGCTCCAGCACTTGTGTTCGAAAGCTGCAATCCGGCTCCAGTTATGTTTATCACAGCTCCAGTACTTCCTCCAGCAAACCCGACTGCACCGGCGCCGGACGTTGTAGTGTATAATACTATATCCTGCCTAAAGCCGCCGACCGCGCCGTTCCTGACGAATACAAAAACGAAACCGGGGACAGTGGGAACGAAGATAATGTTCGTTGTTCCGTTTCCGCTCGAGACCCACGTACCTTTTGCCGTTGCATACCCGGTCGAAGAGAGCGTGGTACCGGTGACGGCGAGAGTCATGCTGCCACCTGAGACCGGCTTCAATTCCACGAAGGAGGCGTTGGATGGGCCTGTGTTATTCGCAACGCCGTCGTATTGGTTAGACAGTGCAATCTGACCGTAGCCATCCGTGACTCGAAACTGTCCGTTGACATCGAGTGCATACGTGCCCGGATCAATTCCGATTCCGATTCCCAGCTGGAAACGGGAGTAACGGGCAACGTCGAGGCTCATGAGGGGATTTGCAGTCGTCAGGGCCGAAAACGACGACCCAGTCGTGTTTGCCGTGCCAATCGTCGTTAACCCAGTTGAGAAGTCGCCGGCAATCAGAACGTTCGAGCTCGACCCGATAAACAGCTTGTTCGACACGGTTGAAGCAATCGCATTCGATGTACCCGTGTAGGGAGCGATATAGGGAGAAATACCGGCAGTCGCAGAACCTGTCGATCCGGTAATGGCGCCGGTGGTGTTACTGTAGGTGAAGGTATTGGAGGTCGGAACCGTCAATACGGTTGTCGTGCCGTTAAATCCCGTCGGCGTCAAGCCTGCGATCAGAACTTTTTGTCCGGCAACAAGTCCGGTTGCTGTCGGCGTCGTGCAAGTTACGATATTTGATAACACGGTTGCAGTCAACGTACTTGAGATTGTTGGAGACAAACTGTTTCCAATGAAAAGATTGTTCGAACCCGTCAGTCCTCCGCCTGAACTTGTACCCATCACAATGTTACTCACGCCCGATGCACTCACGCCCGTCGATGCGCCAAGAAACACACCACTGGAACCGCCACCTGAACTGCCGCCAATACTGACGGTGTTTGAGATGTTCGACAGGCCCGCAGAGTTGGACGTACCTATCCAGATACAATTGGCCGCATTCGATGCATTCGAACCTGCCGAGGCGCCAATGGCTAGCGAATTGTAAATGCTTTTTCCTGCATTCCCCGCCAAATACCCGATGAATTCCGAATTGGAGGTGTTTGAGATACCCGCCCCTGCAGCATTTCCGAGCGCAGTGTTGTAGTACGTGATCGCAGATGTTGCGTTGGACGGAATGTTGCCGGCAGTGTTTCCGACATAGACGTTCAGATTACTGTCGCCTACATTCATGAGACCAATCGTGGCGGTATTGACCGAGATTGCGTCAATATTCGACAGATTGAATGTTGTTGAAAACACGCCCGTCGTGGAATTCCATGTATACACGGGCCGGAACACATTCGGCAGATACGACTGCACATTCGTCGTACTACTCATTGTGATATCCTTATACTTTCTCGTTTAGGCGCTTTCCTCGCAGTATAGTAATGGCGAACTACACACTGTTTCCGATCAAGTCGTCCGAGCAGCAGCTGTTTCGCAAGTACAAGCAGAGCGTTGCGGTCTTCTGGACGCCGGACGAGATCGACTTCAGCAAGGATATTGGAGACTGGGCAAAGCTGACCGCCGACGAGCAGCATTTTATCAAGTACGTGTTGGCATTCTTCGCAGGATCGGATGGGCTCGTCCAGGAGAACCTTGCGTCTCGATTCCAGCGGGAGGTGGACTCGCAGGTGGTCAAGCTCTTTTACTCGTTTCAGAATGCGATGGAGGGGATTCATTCGGAGACGTATTCTCTCTTGATCGACACGTACGTGAAGGACGAGCAGGAGAAGGCCAAGCTGTTCGATGGAATCAACACCATTCCGTGCATCGGTAAGAAAGCTGCGTGGGCTACAAAGTGGATTGGATCCCAGGAGGAGTTTGCAGTTCGTCTGGTCGGATTCGCTTGCGTCGAGGGCATCTTCTTCTCAGGTGCATTCTGCTCCATCTACTGGCTGAAGAAGCGTGGTCTCATGCCCGGACTGACATTTAGCAATGAGCTGATTTCTCGTGACGAGGGGCTGCACACCGAGTTCGCAGTTGCCCTCTTCCACACACTGGCTTCCAAGCCGTCGGAGTGGACGATTCGCCAGATTATCAAGGAGGCTGTGGAGCTGGAGCAGGAGTTCATCTGCGAGGCCCTGCCCTGCTCGCTCATTGGCATGAATTCCAAGATGATGAGTCAGTATATCGAGTTTGTCGCTGATCGTCTTGCAGTACAGCTGGGAATTCCCAAGGTGTACGGCACTGCGAATCCGTTTGATTTTATGGATCTGATTTCACTGGAGGGGAAGACGAACTTCTTCGAGAAGAAGGTCTCTGACTATTCACGCCCAATGGGAAATGATGCTGTTCGGTTCGATGAGGACTTCTAGGTCTGGTTCCCCATCGGCAGGTCGTTTCCAATCTGGTCCGGCTCGGGTCCAACATCGTCGCCTCCTTGGGTGAACATTGCATAGCTGAACGGTGGTAACAGTCTCTCCGGCTTCTTCGGCTCTTCGGAGCTCGGGTACATGGTCGTCATCTTCTCACGTCCAAAAAATGTAACCAACAGACACACCGCAAGAAATCCGAGCGCATACTTGACCCACTGCTTCATTGTGATACGTTGAGTTAATAACGCAATGTGCGGTGGCGGCGACTGCGGCGGCGAGTGTGGCGACCGCCCCGCTTGAATGTGTCAGAGAGCTTCCTCGCCGCATCCCATTGTTTGACACCGGGGCCGAGGATTCGACTGTACTTGACGACGAACTCTCCCAGTTCATCCTTGGCTGCGTCTGTACGCTCGGCCTTGGGCTTCGACTTGAATGCCTTAACCGCCGCCGCAAGATCCTTGAGCGCCGCTGCATGTTTCTTCTTCTCTTCTTTCTGCTGGGCCGGAGTCAGTTCGTCGTCATAGTCGGGTTTAGGCATTTATTCAAACGCACGAAAATCAGTAGAGTATCGTGTTTCCTGCCGGAGTCTTGAACTGGCGGTCGCCTGTTGAAGGAGTTGTCGGAGGAAGCTCGACCGCCGGCGGGGTCATGGTTCGCATCATTGCAATTAGCAGTACAATGAAGAACATTGCTAAGAGTACTTCGTGTGCTAAGAGTGCACGGTACATTTGTTATTCTGTTGTTTTTCTTTTCGCCCTCTCGTTCACCTTCTGCTAATCCGATTGTGCGCCAACAGTAAATGGAGGTCCCAGTTCCGTCCTTTGATCCTATGATCGGCGCCGTCGCTCTCCTTGGCACTCTCGTCTTTGGGCTGGTCGGGGCGGTGGCGTGGCTCTACTGGCAGCAGACAAAGCTCTTCACGAACATGAACAGCTTGGTTGGCGCATTTGCCGAGTTCGTTCAGCAACAGCAGCCGGCTCTGGCGCCGGCGCCGCCCCCCGAGCCCGAGCCTGAGCCGGAGGACGACCGTGCGTCAGTGGAGGATGATGGACAGTCTGAGAAGGTCGCCGCCCCCGAGGTGGTCGACGGCCCGCCGGGTCCTCTGGATACGGATACGCTCGAGGCTAAGACGAAGAAGGAGCTGCAGGACTTACTGACGAAGCGGGGGATCCCGTTTGGGAAGGCTGACTCAAAGACAGTACTGGTGTCGCTACTGAAGGCGACGGCGTAGGTCGCCGCAACCAACTTAACCTGAATGGCTGAACCGGTACGTTTGATGTACAGTCACAGGGCATTGTGTCTTACAACGAGTTTAAACACACACCACATTTTTTCAGTAATATAGCACATGGAGGAATGGAAGCAGGTCGCCGGATTCGAAAGGTATGAGGTGTCAAACGCTGGAAATATCCGAAGCGATAGGGGAACGCTTAAACCTGGAAAAGACACGTATGGATATCGCCAGATTAACCTATACAAGGACAGCATGCGGTGTACTCGAAAGGTATACCGCCTTGTTATGGATGCGTTCAATCCGAACATTGAGAACAAACCACAGATTGATCACATCAACCGTATACGAGACGATGACCGTCTCGAAAATCTACGATGGGTGACGGCGCGAGAGAATGTCCGAAACAGCAAAGAGTTCACCGAAGAAATGAACGGAATAAGTCGATCCAAGAAGAACGATACCTATGTTGTAAGATTGAATATCGATGGACATGAGAGGTATTTTGGTTCGCGAAAGACGCTAGAGGAAGCAAAGGCACTGAGAGATGGGGTGATCGCAGGCGAGATTGACTATACTCCCAGAAACCAACGAGACACGTATGGCATCTCGTTGTTAAGCCGGGGATTTTACCAGGTAAGAGTGAATAGCAAAACCGTCGGATACAAGAAGACATTCGAGGAAGCCAAACGTTTACGAGATGAAACCATTACTAAGGATAATGAAAGTGGTCAGCTTTGATCCGGGACTCAGGAACCTCGCCTATTGCGTGATTGAAGGAACCACGCGTGCGGACGTGCGCATCGTAGACTGGAACATCATTGACGTGCTCGGGGAGGCGGCGGGGGTCGGAGCTGTCAAGTGCCACAAATGTGCGACAGCTGCGAGATATGAACATGCCTCCAACGGGACAT